CAGAAGCGCAAAAAGACGCATATTTAGAGGGTACGGACATACACGACAGCTCTGATTCGCCATTCCTGGCGCATCCTAGCGACATTCCTGGAGAGAAAAGCGAGTGAAATCAACAATTTTACAGGGGCTTGACATTTTAGACGATTTCCTGTATAGTATATAATTAATTGAGAAAGGCATTATATTATGAGTTTTAGATACGACAAAGACAACTTATACAAAGAGTTTCAAGTTGCAACAACCAAAGACACTAAAGGCAAGAAAGAGAAATACGACAATCGTATTCAATTTTTTACAGACCATATAGAGTTAAGAAAGACTAATCCAGAATACTATGACGGTTTAGATATTAACTTTACAAATCTAAAAGAGGCATGGTCAGCCCCCAATCCAAGAGACCATTTTTATTTAAAAGTATTTGGTAAAACATTTGCTGAGAAAATGGGTGAGTCAGAATTAGAAAAATCAGAAAAAGTTTCAATTAACTAATGGCTATAATTTACACAAATAATTCTAGTGGTGCTATTCGTAGGTTAAGAAACAAGAAACCTACGAAAGCATACAAAGAGGCATTAAAGAAACATATCAAGTACCTACAAAAACTAGGTTTTGAATGTGATGATAATGGTAGAATACAATTGACTACAAGTGGTGGTTATTATTTAGATATTGCAGAGAGAACAATGCCAGAGCCTAGAGAAAAGACTCTATCAGATGTTCCTATGTCAAATAAAATTGGTCATGGTGGTACAAAACCAGACAATCGTTGGAAGATTGAGGCGAGTAAGAACTTTACAATTGCTCCAGCGTACAACAAAGGTCCTTATATGGTAGTCGCCAAAGAGGATATAAAAACAGCAGGAAGAAAGGTATAATTATGTGGGATTTAAAAAGCATAATTCTATTCATGTGTTCAATGTTGATTGTGATACTTATATCAGTAAAATCAGCACAAGCAGGTGAACCAGAAAAAGATTGGAAAACATTATACGCAGAAGCTGGTTGTAATGAGTTGAGTTTTTTACAAAAAGAAATCTGTAAAACAAAAGTTTTCCAAAAAACTAATTGGACTGAATCAAAATACAAATTAAAAGGTTTTTTTGAGAAGTTGGATTTAAACTAATGCATAGTATCAAACAATTTTGTGATAAGATTGATTCTATAAAATTGATGGCGGATAATTTAAGAAAAACTCCGCCATCTGATAAAAATATACAGAATAAAATAGAAGTTATACAATCTGATTGTTTGTTAGTTGCAAAAGGAAAAGTAGATAAAGAATTTTTTACAAATATAAATGATTATGAAAAACACAATTTTGATTATAATGGCATTGACCATGTTGACAGCTTGCTCGTCAATGAAAAAGAATGAAGAAGGTAAATATGAAATCAATCCAATTGGTTCTGTTATTAGGACTATCATTGGTGTTCCTGACCAATTGCAGCTCTTTGAATAGAAGTCATTTAGGTGCAGGTCTTGGTGGCACTACAACAACAGCAGTTTGTGTAGAGAATGGTGTATCAGACCCTTATGTTATTGGTGCATGTGCTATTATAGGTGCCTTTGCAGGTGCAGAAATTATGTACAAATCAGATTATGATGTACACAACGCAGTATTTGTTGACCACTTAAATACAAGTGGAACAGGTTCAAGTTATACAAATTGGTATAACAAAAAAACTGGTAATTCAGGTATTATTCATATAACAAAATCACATATGGTAGGACCTTTCAAATGTAAAGATTATGACGCTACAATTGATATTACTAGTAGTTGGCCATTGATAGGTATTGGTGGTGTAAACAGAGAAGTTGTATTTGGTACTGCTTGTCAGTTGCCAGATGGAAGGTGGATAGAAAAACAATGAGTTATAGTGATAGATATAGTGAGAGAATAGAACAATTAGAGAACGAAGTCAAGGAAAAGCAAGAGGAGATTGAAATAACCAATAGTCAATCCACCATTGACATTTTAGAAGAAGAAATATATAATACTAAACAATCAATAGAAGAGTTGAAGAAATATGCTTGACCCTTGGTATAATATGAGAAGATATCTCACTTGGACATTTATCTTAATTATCTTTATGATAGTTACAGGTATTGCAGTTGCAGGCGAAAAGATTTTAAGGTCAGATATAGTGTCTATAAAACCAGACAAAGTTGATGGCCAATATTGTTATGTGAAAGTTGAAATAGTACAAGAAGAAGATACTATTACAAAAAGAGAGATTCTGGAGTGTTCAGACGGTAGAAAAGCATTTGATGGTCCTAGTTATTGGGAATTATTTGCACAATTTTATTATGTAGATGTGAATACACCTGAATACTGCCGATATTATAGTCGGTCAGGACATGCTTTTAAAACACCAGGAAAAGTGTGTTTAGATACTAATGGTGAATGGGAGGTAAAATAATGATTAGAAATTTAATCATTGTTGCTCTTGTATTAGTTATTATATATGATGTATCTAGTGACCAGGCGTTAGGCTATGTTCAATCCACGCTTGACTTTTTACAGAGTTTAGTATATGATGTGAAAGAGAGTAATAAATTATGATGAAAAATAAACTAAAAGTATTAGGTGCCGTTTTAGCGATAGCAAGTTTAAGCGCATGTTCAAGTATGAACAGCACCTATAAGATAAAATCAGAGAAAGGTAATATTGTTGACAAAGTGCCAGCATGGTACATGGCTGATATCAATGAGTCTAAAGCTTGCGACCTAAAGTTGTTTAGTAAAAAAGACAATGATAAACAATGTATTTATGGTGTTGCAACAGCAGTTTCGCCTGATTTACAATTGTCAATAGAGAAAGCCAAAATGATGGCTAAATCTGAATTGGCAGATATTATCAAGGGTGAAATGAATAAAGAGTCAAAACAATTCATTAAAGAACTTGGTAAAACAGAAACAAAAACCGTAGTAACTGAAGTTGAAACCGTTTTAGTAAATATTATATCAGATACACCTGTAAGAGGTTATGAGATATTTGCTCAAGATGTAACTTTAACTAAAAGTGGTTATTATAGAACTTGGATAGGTATAAGACTACCTTTAGGCAAGTTTAATAAGATGTATAATTACACTATTGAACAGGCTGTTGACGCTTATAATTTAAATGAAGAGTCATTAAAGGCATGGGATAACCTAAAGAAAAAAGATGACGATAATAGTTTATAGTAAAAACAATTGTGTCTTTTGTACCAAGGCCAAGTCATTATTGACTAATCTTGGCCTTGAATACCAAGAAAAAAGTTTAGAGAAGGACTTTGGTTCAGACCCTAGTAAACTTATTGAAGATATTGGTAAAAATGTTAGAACCATGCCACAAATTAAAATTGATGGCCAACTAATTGGTGGTTATAATCAATTAGTAGAACATTTTGCCGACCAAAAAAAAGTTAATTACAAGGGAGAGATTATAAGTGAATGATAAAGATAATATTATATTATTTCCAACGAATAGGATTAAAAACAAACACACCGTTAAACATCCTGTTGACGAGAAACAACATCAAAAATTAGTAGAACAACAAACTAAAGAGTTTGTTGAAGGAAATGTTGACGATATTGCTTATCAATTGTTAGACAAATTTGTGAATATGGGTATTAGAACTAATCAATTAACTTTTACGGCTGACTTGGCACTTGTAATAGACGCCATTAGAGGGTTAGTATACCGTGATTTTAATAAACCACACCCAGCACAGAAACTTACAGACAAAATGGTAACTTTAAATGCAAGTGGTAAAAATAAATCTGCTAGACTAGATTATTCAAAAGTGTTAGATGTTAAACATAGACCACATAAACCATTGTCAAGAGATATAGAGGACGAAGTTAGAGATTTATCAGATATGGCTGATATACAATTTACACCTGACTTTGACCCGGAAGATAAATGAATTCGCCTGTTAAACTAGTAAACTACGCTTTGCCAGGCAATTGTAGGAGTACATTAAACTCAAAGAAAGGATGATTAAACAATGTTTAATTTTTTTAACAACAATAAAGGAGATGAAGTTATGGCAAGAGCTAAACTTTCAAAAACGGCAAAAATAAGAAACCTTTTTGCTAAAGGTTCAGATGTTTCTTGGAAACAAATGAGAAACACTTACGACCTTAAATCACCAGCTGCAATGGTTGGTAAATTAAGAAACGAAGGAATGATGATTTATGAGAATAGAACATCAAAAGGCGTTTCTTACAGAGTTGGAACACCATCAAAAGCTATTATAGCTGCTGGTATCAACGCTGTATTCGGTAAGCAAATCGCTTATTCGGCGTAATTAAAAATAGGAGACGGAGGGCCCCTAGGTCCTCCGTTTTCACTTTAACTGGTAAAAAGGTTTTTATGACAGATAGTGATGAGAAACAAAGAGGCCTAGACGCTACCATGGAAAACGAGGGTAATAGAGACCTATCGCCAATGGTACAGATTTCTATAAAAGAGTATGACAAATTAAAAGAACAAAAAAATTATATTACAGACCCTAATTTAATCGGAGTTATAGATAAACTAGAGGAGTTAGTGAGAGCATTAAGAAAACATATAGTTAGGAAGTTTTAATGGAATTATTAGGTTTATTTTTTATAGGTGTACCTGTATCAATTGTAGTATTATGGGTTATTATAAAAAATTTAGATAGTAATTATAAAGACAATAATGATAACGGACCACCAGATGACAATTGCTAAAACTAAACAACAAAGATTAGTACAGACATTAGCTGAATCTCATAAAGATAAGACAATGACTCGTAAAGTTGATACTTATGAATATGAAAGTCTTGAAACATGCATACAAACTGAACAAGTACCACCATCAGAGATAGCAGAATTATTTACAGATAAAGCTTTCTACAAATGGTATAGTAAAAGAAATTTTATATGAACAAATTTATAGACCCTAAAAACCCCCATACGGTTGGTAAAAGTGCATGGAACCTAGGTAACCATGTATTAATAGTAGGTTTCATAATGTCATTAGTATTCGTAGTATGGGTGTCGTATAAATAGAAATATGAATTGAAGGAGAAATTATGGCTGAACAACAAAGAAATCCAAATTTAATGAATCCGGCAATGATGAAAGCCACAAATACCACATCAGGTATTGGTGAGAATGTTCAACTTATGTCCGAGATTTTAACAAAAGTTAATAACGCAAAAGACAAACCAAAAAAGATAGCAGTATTGCAACAAAACGCAAGTGCTCCACTTAAACAAGTTTTAAAGGGTGCATTTGATTCAAGTATTGTATGGGATTTACCAGCAGGTGACCCACCATATATTGCTAACGAAGCACCAATAGGTACTGAACACGGTTTATTAAGAAACGAAGCTAAGAGATTGTGGCATTTTGTAAAAGGCGCAGACAATGACCTTACAAAAACACAAAAAGAAACCATGTTTATTCAAATGTTAGAAGGATTACACCAAGACGAAGCTAAAGTTTTACTTGGTATGAAGAACAAATCTTTAAATAAGATGTATAAAGGGTTGACCGAATCAGTAGTTAAAGAGGCATTTGGTTGGAACGATAGTTTTATGCGTGAGGAACCAGTACAAAACTAGAACATCTAGTTTGTCGCACCCCAAAAATCGCAGAAAACAACAGCTTTTTATTTAAAAAAGTGCTTGCTTTATATACTGGATAGTGTATAGTAGTACCATAAATATTGAGAAAGGATATTATGAAAAAGTTGATATTAATACTTGCGATTGTTTGGTTTGGTTTAAATGCGTTTGCAAAATCAGTACAAGCAAATGACTATAACACAGCAGTTGTAGCTCATATAATCAAAGAAAAGATAAGCGGTAATAATGTTGACACCTCTGTATTAGAGGCAGAAATGCATAAGTTAGCATATCAGTTTTCTTTAGAAATGGTTGATGTTTTAGAAAAACATTTACCAAATATACTAGAGAGTCTAGCCGCTGAAATAAGACTAAAAGCAGACAGCAAATATAAGTGTGAGTTATTAAAAGACACGAAAATAGCTGATAAGGAATGCATATAGTAGAAATGATAAACGATATTTTACAATCAATCTATGTGTATGTACCACAAGAAATAGTAATTATACTTCTTGCTGGTTTAACTTTAACAATATACGAAAGTATAAAGAATGGCTAAAAAACAAAAAGACGAAACACTTCCAGGTATACCATTTGAGTTTAATTTCTATATGGTGTATTGGGAGGACATACAATCTGATTCAGGTTGGCGTACTCTAAAAGAGATACAAAAATCTAAACCAGCTATATGTGTATCTACTGGTTGGCTTGTAAAAGAAAACAAAGATGTACATATTTTAATGAGTGATTATAATTATGATGAATCATATACAGAAATGGCAGATGGTGGTAATACAACCGTCATACCAACTAAAAATGTGATTGCAAAATTTTTAATCAAAGGCTTATAACCAGGGAGAACTATATTATGGCACAAGCGAGAAAATCAAAAGAACTTGACCACTACTTAAAAAATGTGATTAGTAGTGTACCAAGAAAACTAGACCACTTTTTAGATAGTGGCGAAAAAAAACTAACTTACTATACGGGTAATTGGGCTACAGATGTACTAAATAACTTTACAGAAAAGCAATCTGAAAAGATATTTAAAAACATGTCAAAATACATGTCTAATCCTGATGTGCAATTCTTTCAAAAGAAGAATAAAAACATTGAGATTGGTACTTGGTCAGAGTATGGCGAAAATGAGCCAGAATCTATATCAAGTTATGACTACATCATAATAAAGAAAGCCTAGTATGATAAAAACTATCAAGACGGTATTTTATACCTTAGCTGTTGTCTTTGTATTTACATTTTCTTATGTAGTATGGCATACTTACAATAAATCAGTAGCAGAATCTAAAGAGATTGAAACACAAGAAGTTGTTGACGCTTTAGAAGAGATTATATCTGTTACAAAACCAGATTTTGAACGAGCAAACAATCAAACTTTTATTGATAGCGTAGGTGCTTGTGTAAACTACATTTACAATACTACAACAGACATATATCCAGTAAACTTTGAAATCTTATTAGCTCAAGCCGCTTTAGAAAGTGGTTGGGGTAATAGTAGATTTGCATTAGAGGGTAAAAATTTATTTGGTATTCGTACATATAATTTAACAGAGCCACACATGTTACCTAGTAATAACCCTAAAAAATGGGGTGTTAGAGTTTATATGCATGAGTGTGATAGTGTTCAACATTATATTGATATACTAAATAATGGTAGTGCTTATGAAGAGTACAGAAAATTAAGAGATAATGGTGTTGAAGACTCATTGCAATATGTTGAAACATTGGGTGCTTATGCTTCAGATAAACATTATTTTTCAAAGATTAGAAGTATAATCAAAAAGTTAAGAGAAGATTACGATATACCAATTTTAAAGTAGGATTATATGTTAGGAATATTAATAGTTTTTTTTAGTGCAATATCTATATCAGTAATAGCTGCTGGCTATTCTATTATGGGTCTTGCAACACTATTTGCTGGTGCAGTAATACCTATCATAGCAATGGGTAGTGCATTAGAAGTAGGTAAACTAGTAGCCGCCAGTTGGTTATATAATAATTGGCGCAATCCTCTTGTACCAAAATCTATAAAGGCATATTTAACAGGTGCAGTTATAGTTTTAATTTTTATTACATCTATGGGTATATTTGGTTTTCTATCAAAGGCACACCTAGACCAAGTGCAACCAGTATCATCTAATAATATTAAGATTGAATTGATTGATAAACAAATTACACAACAACAAATAATTATAGATAGGTCACAAAAGACATTAGACCAACTTGATAAAGCTCTTGACAAATATATTGATATGGAGTATGTAACAAGAGGTCTAAAAGAAAGAAAGAAACAAGAAGAAGAAAGAAATTTACTTACAACAGCAATTAATAATGCTAGTGATAAGATTGGTGAATTAACCTTACAAAAGGCTGAACTTGCATTAGAACAAGATAAGATTGAGGCCGAAGTAGGACCAATTAAATATATTGCAGAATTGATATATGGTGAAAATGCAAAAGACCATTTTGATAAAGCTGTTAGGTGGGTAATAATAGTATTAATATTTGTATTTGACCCATTGGCTGTATTGTTATTGATAGCGGCCAATATATCATTAAGGAGTAGAAAAGTTGCCAAAGAAGAAGACGAAGCCAAAGTCCAAAAAAATTACCAAAAAGAGGCTACTAACGCAAAAGCTAGAGCGAAAAGAGTCAGAGGTAGAGAAAAAATTTACAAAGATATTCTTAAAAAAATAGGTACTGGTCAATTAAAGACTAAAGACTATGAAGATATGCGTAAATTAGGTTTAAATCCTGATGAGATTCGTATAAAACTTGACCAAATCATGGAGTGGAAAGACAATTCTATGGTTGCCAAAGACAAATAAGTGTGGTATAGTGTATATAATGATAAAAACAATTCCTACAAAAGAACTTCAATTAAGAAGAATCAAGAGAGCCGAAGAAGCTTGTAAAAGAGCAGAAACTAATTGGTCTAAAAACTTTTGGTTTACGACTATGAAAAAATTATGTGAGAAGTATGGCGAAATGGATTATTTCAGAAAGCAGATACATTAATGAATAAGTGGGAAAAAAGAGAAGAAGAAGATAGATATATAATGGAGCGTATGCACCCAGCAGTTATGATACCTGGATTTTTTATAGGTTTCATGGTGATTGCAGGTTGTTTATTCAAAGGATTTATGGGTTGGTAATATGAATATATTTTATGTAGATAAACATCCTGTTAGAGCTGCTGAACAAATGTGTGATAAACATATTGTTAAAATGATATTAGAGTCTGCTCAAT